AAATACTTAAAAAATACATAGGCTCAATGCAATGGTCACCATTACTAAGTAAATGGATAGCTATTGAAAGAGGCAAAGAGGATTTTTATGCTAAGATTGGACTCTTGCACATATTTGAAAAACGTAAACCTAAACTAATTAAAGATGCTAAGATTAGAGAAGAATTCAACCTCAACAATGATAGTGACAGTGACAGAACTGACAACAGTGAGTCCAGTTCATTATCTATTTGAGTTTGAGCATGAGCAATCTTTCTTGAAATATTATTGCATTCTGCCAAATATCAGCTCAGCAATATCGAGATTTGATGAGTTTGAACTGACTGATGGTGTGGATGTTACCTTTGATTATGATGGTTACTACACTTATAGAATATATCAGCAAACATCCGCAGTAAATTTGGATCCAGAATTATCAGATGGATTGGTTGAGGAGGGCAGAGCTCATGTATATGTGCAAGATTCACCATCAACAGAATTCTCAACAAATATAACATTTAACATTTATGAATAAGTTTGAATCAATGTCATTCAGAAAGGATTTTGTCCTTCCAATTGAGGAGCAAGACAGAATGCTTGGTTTTATTAAATGGGGAAAAAAGAATGACTATCCTTATTTTTTAGTTGATCTTTACAATGGATCAGCCTGGCACCAGGGTATCATCAAGAACAAAACACATTACATTGCTGGTGGAGGTCTTGAGGTTGTATCTGGAGAGCTTGCAAGATTCATTGCCAATCCTTATTCAGACTTTAATATGAATGAGATTGTTGAGCAATTGGCATTTGATTATGAATTGTTTGGAGCATTCGCTGTTAAGGGTACCTGGAACAGAGAAGGGACAAGGGTTGCTGTGTGGGAGTATCTTGCCATTGATGCAATCAGAATCTCATCAGATGAAAGAATGTATTATCTTTCTGATGATTGGACAGTGCAACAGCAATCAGCTGAGAAAACAAATCTAAGAACATTGCCAGCTCTTGATGAGACCAATAAGGTTGGCTCATTTGTATTGTATTACAAGGATCCAGCTAAGAAGGGCAGAAAGGAGCATGGAGTATATCCAAAGCCACCATATCAAGGAGGTATCACATCAATTCAGACTGATTGTGATATCAGTAAATTCCACATGTATGAATTGCAGAATGGATTCAAGTCTGGTACAATGATTACATTTATGGATGGCTTCCCAGAAACTCAAGAGGAGGCAGAGTCATTCAAGAATCAAATCAAAGGACCAGCATCCGCAATTGAAAATAGTGGAGATATCATTATTACATTTGCACCATCCGCAGATCAAGCTCCAAAGGTTGAGAATTTAACCGGTAATGATCTCGATAAAAGATATGATATGCTTGAGGATAGTGTGCAACAGAACATATTGGTTGCTCATTCAGTTGTTGCTCCATCATTATTTGGTGTTGCTCCAGAGGGATCATTTAACGCAGCTGAGAGTGCAGATCTATTTGAGATCTTTAAAAAGACTTATGTTGAGACAAGACAAAAAAGAATTGAGTGGATATTGAATTACATGGTTAAATTATCTGGAGAGACTGGTGTTATTAAGCTTAAAGATGTGACTCCAATAGGAACAACTGAAGTTGCACCAGTGCCAGCACAACAAGATGCAGCATTCAATAGACAAGATGTTAATGCATTGATAGATATTACTACTAAATTAAATGAAGGAAAGATATCTCATGAGAGTGCATTGAGCATTGTCTTGGCATCATTTCCAACCATTGATGAGGCACAAGCTCGCAGAATAGTTGGATTAACTCCAGGAGCACAGCAAATGTCATCATGCAAGTTCGATCATCAAGATGATGAGATTGGATACTTTGCTGAATACGGTGAATCAGCTGATGATTATAAAGTATATGCAACATTTCCAATTGCATGGGATACTCCATCCGCTGATGTATTCTCAAAGCAAGAGCAATTATTTGCAACCATTGCTGAGATATCAGCTGAGCTTAATGACTTTGATAAAAATGTATTGAAGTTGATTGGCGATGGTGAAGATTCTAATGGTATTGCAAAGGCATTGAACACAAATATCGAAGAGATTGCAAAGTCAATGTCAAGATTAATGAAGTGGGATATCCTGGTGAAAGGAGAGGTAACTGATTTGGGAAAGCAATTAGTTAGTGAGGAGCAGATTCCTATTGAAAGATTTGAAGTGCGTTATGGATATCGGACCAGATTAGATGTGCCTCCAGCAAAGAGTGGATCAAGACAATTTTGCGAGAGACTTATGTCATTGAATAGACTATATTCAAGAGATGAAATTAATACAATATCATCAAGAGTTGACAGAGATGTTTGGAGATACAGAGGTGGATGGTATACAAATCCAGATACTGGCGCCTCAACACCATGGTGTAGACATGAATGGATTCAGCAATTAGTTGTAAAAAGATAAGCTATGAACTACCTATTATCAGTTGAAAATTTAAAAAAGCTCGGTATTATTCACAACAATACAGATACCAAGCTCTTGGCTGTGGCCATCAAGAGATCTCAAGACATGCATATTCAGCCAGCTCTTGGGACTCCATTATTCAGAGCATTGCTTGATAGAGTTGAGACAAACACATGGACTCAAGATTACTTGGATCTCATGAATGATTATGTTGTGCCTTGTTTGGTTGCATTCGTTGATTACAGAGCAGCTCTTTTATTGACTGATAAGCTAACAAATAAAGGTGCCGGAAGAGTGCAAGATGATAATCAAACAACTCTTGAATTGAATCAAGTTGCTGAGCTTAGAGATCAGTTGAGAAAGGATGCATATTTTTATAAAGAGAGATTGATTGGATATCTTAAAGATGATCAAGCAACAAAATATCCAGAGTATTGTGATATGTGCTCAGATCATTGCAATGAATATGTCAAGAAAGATGATACTGGATATAAACCATTGAACTGGATACAATGAAATTTTCTAAGAAACAGATTGATAAACTCAAAGCATATCTAAATAAGGATGGAAAAAACATTAAACCAGCTGATGAAAGAGCTGGAAATAATAGCAACAGAGCACAGACAGATAAACGAATTCTTTCAAGGTGATTTCATTGATGCTGTCTCAAGAGATGCAGCTCAATATCCTTTGATGGTTGTAACTTTGCAACCAGGATCAATGACTGCTCAATCTGTGAACATCAATATGATCATCTCAATATGTGATAAATACAATCTTCAAGAATATAGACAGATCAATGAGATACATTCTGATTGCTTGAGCATATGCAATGACATTCGAATCACATTGCAACAATGGAGATTTGAGGAATTTCTTGATATCGTTGGTGATATTCAGACTCAACCATTCATAAATAGAGGACCAGATGTCACAGCTGGATGGACAATGGCAGCAACAGTTGCAATCTATGATTATAATGACTGGTGCTCAATTCCTTATGATGATTATGACTTTGAGAATGGCAATCCTCCGGCAAGCAATTGCGGTGATTTGACAACAGATTATGAGGTATATGTCAATGGAAATCTTGAGGATACCTTCACACAAGACACAACAACCAACAACACAATTAATATCAACTTATAATGGCAACAACAACCATCAACATCAGTAATCCAGTTGTACTTTATTCTGGTACATTTTTCGATACAACTACTCAGAACAATGGAGGAGCAACAACAGCCAATCAAGTCAGAATCAGCACAACACAACAATCAACTGGATTTACATTAAGTAATAATTCAATTGAAGTTTTAAATGATGGTACTTATTTTATTAACTTGTTAATGCAACTTTCATTTACTGGTGGAGCATCAAATTATAATGTGACAGTATGGTTCACAGTAGATGATGCAATTGTGCCAAATTCAGCATTTACATTTACAACAACAGGAGCACAGAATGATCAAACTCTTGCCAATATCACAGACACAATTGCATTGACAAGTGGGCAAGTTTTAAAGTTTTATTGGTGGTCTCAAGCCACAGGAATGAAGTTATTGACTACAGCTGCTGGTTCTAATCCTACAAGACCAGCATCTCCATCTGTTAATTTTACCATCT